CCGGCAGCCCGAGGCGCCGCAGCGTGTACGTGCGGCCTTCGATGGTCACGACGGGTGCCGGATCCATGATCGGGTCCGGCTTGCCGTTCGCGATGTTGTCATTCGCGTTCATGTGCGCCCCCCAAGGGTGAGGCGCGCGCCCGACGGGATCGCGAGCGCGCGCCGTACTAGTCCGGTGCTACCCCGGTGCTACTCCGGTTAGCTCCCGGCCGATACCGTGCCGGGGTGGTAGATGGCGAACGCTTCCGTGTTCGGCGCCTCCACCGTGGTGTGACCGGTGAACACGATGCTCAGAACCATCTCGTTCTGATCCGTCAGCGTCCACTCCGGCGCGTTCATCACCATCACGTTGTGCAGCACGATCACGATCGGCGTCTCCGACCCCTTCAGGGTCGTAGCGATCGCGACGTTGTCGATGTAATCGTCGTCCGCGATCTCGCCGCCGGTGATCTTCTGGAACGCGTTCTTGGTGACGTTGTCCGCTCCGGCGAGCGCGACCTCGACGTTCTCCTCGGTGATCTCCAGCGCGTTCACGGTCAGCGTCGGCGCGGACCGCTCGCGACGCACGTACCCCTTCACGGGGCCGAGGCTGCCGTCCACCGGAATCTCACGCAGCGTGCGGCCAGGATTGAACACGCTCCCGCCGCGCGTGCCACCGACGCGCACGGCGCCGCTGACGCTGGTCGCGTCATCCCACGGGTCGCTACCGGCGCCTTCCAGTTCGGTCACTCCAATGTTGAACCACACCTCGCCGCTATCGAGCACCATGTTCGGCGCGGTCGTGGCGCTGATGCCACTTCGTCCTTGGGGCATGCCTGCCTCCCTCAATCAAGCGCCCCCTAGCGGGGGCTCACGAGATTCTGCTTACGCGGGCGGAGGTGCGCTCGCGAGGAACGCGACCGAACGATGCATCGCCTTCCGCGGCGTGATCAGGTTCCGCACCGGCTGGTGCTGCACCACGTTCGGGACAGCCATCCCGAGCGTCATGCCACGCGCGACCATGTGATGCCGCAACGCGACGTCCCACGGGCCGTCCCCGCGCTCCTCACGCGTGAACCGGTCATCCGCGAGCACGCCATCAGCGGCCCACAATGGGAACCACAACGCTTGCGCGCCCCACCACACGGGCAGGTCGCGAGCGGTCACCACGCGTGACGCGGGCGCGCGCCCGTTCCCGGCCGCCCAGCGGCGCAAACCCGCCGGATGCGTACGCGCCGAGATGACGTCCGGGCAGTACAACGTGACGACCCGGTCCTCATGCGCCTCCAGGTGAGCGAGCCATCCAGCGAGCGTGCTCGCGGGCAGCACGTCATCCTCGATGAGCAGCACGGCGACCGCGTTGATGTCGCGAGCGATGCGCACGCCAGCCGCGAGGCCAGCGCGCGCGTTCATGCGGTTCCGCGCCTGCTTCGGGGCCTCGTACTGCATCTGCACGTGCGCGACCGGGCAGCCTGCTGCGGCGAACGCTCGAATGGTCCGCGTTCGCTCACTCAACCGGCTCGCGTGCGAGTACAAGCTCACGACCGTGCCGGGGTTCACCCCTGATGCCTCCCTCATGTGACGCTCGGTGGTTGGCCGACGGTGGTCACGCCACCAGCGGCCGCGTGAACCACGCGGTCAGGAGCGACGAGGTCACCCCAGCGTTGCAACGTGAAGTTCACGCTCACGAGCGCGCGGTCGTTCTGATCGAACGACACGAGCGTCGGCGTGTGGTTCGCGATGATCCAGTCAATCGTTCCCCCGGTCGCGCTGAGGTGCCGCGCGGGAAGCACGTGGTACGCGCGCCACGCGAGTGCTTCGGCGGCGTCGACGGAGGTCGCGCGCGCGAGCACCTGCACAGCGTGCCGTTCCAGGATCGCGCGACCACCGGCGTTCGTGTCACGCGGTGCACCCGCCGCATGGGTGCGCACGAGCAGGAGCGCGTCCGGGCGGTCGGGAGCGCGCGCGAGCGCGATCGTCACGTTCGGCATCGCGCTCGTGAGGCGAGCCGCGATCGCGGGCAGGACGCTGCTCATGGCTCACCTTCCTTCAGGGCTTCGAGGATCATGCGTTGGTACTCGTCAGCGCGTTCGCTGCCGGGCCGCTCGATGAACTTGCTTCCGGCGCGGCCAGGGTGCGCGTACTCGAACGGTCCGCGCTCGTGCGCGCTGACGGTGTGCGTGCCGCTCTTGGTCGTGCGCGTGTGCGCGCGGACGCTGTGCCGCGGCACGCGGATGGTGGTGCCCGCGTCGATGCCTTCATGCACCGCGGGGCCGTACTCGACGTTCGTGCCGACTTGCGCCGTGAACGGCGGAGGTTCAGGCGGCGTGAACGGCTCACCCCCCATCGGGGTAGCGGTCGCCTGCTGCGTCGGCGTGCTGAACGTGATGCTGCTCATGAGGCGCCCGGTATCCACCGGGCACGCGAGCTTGCTGTGCTTCTGCCAGTCGAGGCCGATGCGGTTCAGCGCCATGTTCAGGCGGCGCTCCATCTCACGCGTGAACTCCGGCAGGCGCGTCTCGAACCGGAACGTGTCCCGCTTCTTGGTCACGCGTCCCACCTCCTCACGCGAGGTACGCGACGTAGTGCGACATGGTGCCGCGCGTGCCGCGGTTCACGCGAACGCGAACGACTTCCCGCGCGCGACCCGCCTCGTCCGTCACGCGATCACCTTCGCGGATGACCGCGAGCGTACTCAGGTGCGTGTCGCTGACGACCTCGCCGCCGTCACGACCGCGCAGCAGGTGAGCCTCGGTGGCCCACCGCACGCTGATCGTGACCGGCGCCGCGTACGCGTTCCCCGCGTACGTGTCCTGCGTCACGCGTCGTTCCAGCACCGCCGTTTGCGTGAGGAACCGCGCGACGTTCACGCGAACCCGCTCCTCAGCACGCAGTACGGCCGCAAGAGCGCCGCCGCGCCACCCCGCAAGCCGCCCGCCTCGTTGATGCCGGTTCCGGCCGCGGCGCCGGTGCGGATCGCGCCGTACGTGACGCTCGCGTTGTCGATGCGTTCGCTGCTGATGCCCGCGTTCGGGCGTTCGATCACGTCGCGAACGTGCGCGAGGATCCCCGCGCGAATACCGGCAGGCACGTGATCCGGGCTCGCGCCGTACCCGCTGACGAACGTGACGCTGACGGTGCCGCGCCGCGCGCCCGCGGGCCACGATCGGCCGGGCATCAGCATCACGCGGTCACCCGCGAGGTAGTAATCCGTCGCGGTCACCGTCTGCGTGACGCTCGCGGAGTCCGTGTACGTGATGCTAGTGACGGACTGCACCGGCGGTCGCGGCAGCATGATGCTCGCTTGCCGTTCCGGCAGAACGCCGTCACGAACGCCGTCCCACCACACGTCCGCGGGCATGCCGGGGAACTCATCGAGCACCATGAGGAACGTCGTGGTGATGAACGCTCGCCCGGTGAACGCTTCCGCTAGCTCGCGCGCGGCGAGCAGGTGCAGCGCGAGGACTGGCGCGTCCGCGCCTGCGGATTGCCCGAGCGCGAGGCGCGCGTCCGCTACCGTCACTGGTTCGATCGCGGGTGGCGTGACGATCGAGACTCGACGCATGTCACGCTCCCTTCGTGATGGGCGCGCGCGGGACCGAACGGCCGATGACCCAGATGAGCCCGTGCCGTTCGGCCCACGCGAGGAAGGCCGGTGTCACGCGCGGGTCGTGGCTCGTGATGAGTTCGCCGCGCTTGAACGCGACTTCGGTCACGCCGTCCGCGCAGTGCACGAAGTCGGTCACGACCCGCGCGGTCATCATCCGGCCCGCGTGAGAACTTGGATGGTCCGCTCGGCGCCCTGGTTCACGTACGTACCGATGACACCGGAGCGGATCTTCACGTACGGCCACGGCGCGAACGCCTCCGGGTCGAGGCTGACGCCGAGGCTCGCGGCCGCGCCCGCCGCAGCGTTGATCGTGTACGCGCCAGCGCCATGATGGATCGGCACGTACGTGGTGCCGTCGAAGCTGCCGTCGAACGTCAGGCTCGCGGTCGACCACGCGGCGGGCATCTGGAGCCCGACCAGCTGCCGGAGGCGCGTGTCGATGGCGCCGCTGATGCTGGCGCCGTTCGCGATGACGGCGGAGACGACCTTGATGTCGTTGATGGGCGTCGTGAACCGAACGGCGCCCTGCGCAGCGATGTTAGGCGCGCTCATTAGGTGACCGTCCCGGTCGTGACGCTAACGTCCTTGCTCGGCTGGCGAGTGAACTTGCGGAGGACCGCGATCGCGCCGAACGACGCCATCGTGCTCGTCGCCTGCACGGTCTTGATGGTGATGTACCGCGCGCTGCCGCGGTACCCGACCGCTTCAACGTTCGCGGTGCTCGCGTCCGTCAGCACCGTCGGATCGGCCGTCAGGTCCGCCGTCGCGACGGTCGAGTACGCAGCGTTCGAGGTCAGCGTGCCGCTGTCCGCTTCGAGGATGGTCGGGGTGATCGTGCCCGCGGAGCCGCCCCCGGCGCCGTGAACGAACACGATGTCCACCGCGTCCCACCCCTGGAGATCGACGTACGACCCGTACTGCGTGCCGCTGATCGCGGCAGGCGTGCGGAGCGTGACGTACCTGGTGCTGGTCGTGAGTTCCCGATTAGGCATGACTCATCCCCCTTACGACGCGACGACCATCAGCTTGATGGCCTCGAAGTTCACGACGTCGCCGCCGACGCGCTTCGTGGTGTAGAACTCCACGTACGGCTTGTTGCTGTACGGGTCGCGCAGCACGCGGATGCCGACGCGATCCACGATGGTGTACGCCTCGCGGAAGTTGCCGAACGCGATCGGCAGGTTCCCGCCGGTGCCGATGTCCGCGACGTCCTCCGCTTCGATGATCGGGTAGCCCGCCAGCATCGACGGCTCGCCAGCCTGAAGGCCAGGCTGCCACAGGAAGTCGCCGGTACCCGCGCCACCGCTGGCGTCACGCAGCGTGCGGATGTACCCGACGGTGCCGCGGTTCATGACCCACACGGCGCCGGTGCGGTACGCGTTCTTCAGCGTGTACAGCACGTCGAACACGGCTTCCGGGACCATGTGCGTGCTGTCACCGGAGTTCACGCGCTCGATGGTGCCGCGCGTGGTGCCCGCGGCGTACGTCATGAACCCGCGGGGTTGCCCGACGCCATTACCGAGCACGAACGCGGTGTTCTCCAGGCGCGCGAAGCGATCCGCGACCTTCCGGTTCAGCCACGCCTCGACGTTCATGTTCGCGTCGTCCAGGAACTTCTGCGTCGCGCGCGGCGCGGCGTAGATCTCGTGCACCGGGATGC